CGGGGCGTCCAGAACGCTCCAAATGTTCATCATCAGCATTGGCAATGCTAATGAGCGAGCTCTTAAGATCCCATGGACTTAATCCAGGGACTTCAGGGTTCTCGCGAATGAGGCATTTGAGTAGGGCACCAGTCCCCTCCAAAGGATCAGGAGGAGATTTGGCACGCACTATGTAGCCCTTGGTTAAGGGGCTATGCGTGTTTGGAGAAAGCGTCTCGAATTCATATCCGAGCGCTGACTCCCTGCCCAATAACGGTGAGGTTGGAGCTATGTTCGGGAAGTGTTTTAACAGCTTCCTTAGATAGTCATCCAACCACCGCGCTGTTCCCCACAGCCCGGCCCAATAGGCCTGGTTGCGAAGAGCAACCGCGGAGATTACACCGTCAGCATCCTGTCGTGATGTCGGAAGTACCTGACGGACTTTGACGATAGATATGTCATTGCCATCATAGTACTCACGGCCGCAAGACTCCCTGAACCTTCCGGTCCAGTAGGACTTGCCGACATTAACTCGAAAACCAAAATTCTCGAGTTCGTCGATCACGCTCAGCACGTTGTCTCTGGGGACAATCAAGTCGTCACCAAAGACACGCACCCGCCCAGAATACTCTTTAATTAGAGTCTTCCGGGAAAGAGGTGTGCTCAACTCTCGCTCAATTCCGATGAAGATCACGGTCGTAAAGACCATGGCTTCAAAGGGAAAGCAAAGAGCTGAACCCATAGACGCGAACTTGGCCAGGCGAAGTACACCATGACCAGGTACGTCAGCCTTCCGCGACCTGCAGGCTTGGACGGCCTCAAATAAATGAGGATAGTCTTCCAGCAAGTAGCGTACATGCTGATTCGAAACGCGGTCGGAAGCTTCACTCAAATCGAGTGTAGCCAGTTCCCCGCTGAGGGAACCGGAACGAGCCATATCCCGATTGGGATCTTGGTCGTCAAAACCGACAGTACGGTAGAGGAAACCATCCTCTTTAACCGCACTTAGGATCGAGCGAAGGAGAGACTGTTGTGCATATTGCATAGCAGTCGGCTCAATAGCAATGATCCGAGGCGTTTTGAGCGTTTTAGGAACGGTAATTACCCTAACGGGCGTTTCCGAACCAGGTTCGACGATGTTAAGTTCTCGACCTAACTCTTCCTGATAAACAGGCTTGAGATTTGGAATGAGAAACTCTTCAGCCGGAAAATACGGCTGAAGACGAGCGGGCCAGTTTCGCTGATTCCACTTCGCATTACTGCGGAGCTTGTCAGCGACAGCGCCTGGACCATGCTTTGGGATCAAACGACCCCAGTGGACATCTCTATCCACTTTGGCAAATAAATCGCCAAATAGCATCGCACTTACGCGTTTGAAATCCTCTATGTAAAGAGGGTCAAGTCGCGAATCTGCGGCCTTAACATCATGCTCACATTGAACATATTCTGACATCGCTTGGTACTCCCGTTCAGGTGTTACCACCCGAGACCGGTTACCCTGGGAAGGGTCCGGTGGAAGTCCAATCTTAGCGAACATCAGCGTTAGCTGACGAATCGCGTAGATAGATTCGATATCAGGATCGTTCAAGAGCACACCGCTAGCAGGATCAAACACACGTCCAAGGAAACCTTGCAAAAATGCAGGGAGACCAGTAAGACGCTTCATCTTGAAAGACGGAGCGTCCGAAGGGACGACGAAACCTTGGTTCAGCCATTTTTGGACGGCTTTACCAAAGTCCGCCAGGGTTATCCCCAAAAAGGACAACCCCTCGTGTTTGGTCCGACCTCGGACATAGTTTATGTCCAAGGCGGCGCTAGTGCAACATCGTACAGCCAAGTCATTGGCTGTACTAGACCAGAGTGACGTCAGGCTATTAAGGTCTCCGTGATTACTCACGGTTTCCACCCTAGCCTACGTCTGTGATGTCTGCTGATCAGAGGTAGAATCCCAACAGCTCGTTAACGTCTTTTACGACGTCCGAGTAGCCGGGGTTCAACTTGATCTCGAGCCCCAACTCACGTTCCTCCTGCATCGCAATCAAGCGTGCGTAGGAGGTGGAGTAGAGCCGTGCGATGTGGCCACGTTCCGTTTCGTCCAAGCAGTCCGCGTACCCCTCGTTGAGGAGTTCGTTGAACCGCTCGGGCGGCATGGAGTTGTGGCCGGCCTTCTGTAGCGACAGCAATAAGCGTGTCGACAACTTTAGGTCATTCGTCATGAATCTACTCCTCATATGAGTTGGATTTAAAGTACACCATCCAGCTCCAAGCAGGATTGCTTGGTTTACTGGAAGGGTGTTACTACTCGATGCAAACTAGCTCTCTACCTACTGGCATATACTATGCCCGAAAAGTAGAGCATCACCAGCGAGATAAATCGCTTGGGCTATGATTACCGTGACAACCAAAGTCTTCCGACTGAAGGTTAGCCTCGGATCATAATCCACGCGGCGTCGGCCGGGGGAATTCTCCCTTCGACCTAGACGTGGGTCACCCCTTCGTGGAGCCCTTTCGGGCCCTCGATTGGAATTTCCCACTAAATCACGCTACGTAGTCGAGCACTCCAATGAATGGAGTGCCTCCAGCCCTGAGAGGCGGAATCCTTGTTAGGACTCGCCACCCAGGACCTTGGAAACGACCGCGTTCGAAGTCGCAGTGAGCAGGGTATTAAACCCAACCCAAACTGCGAGAGCCTCAGCGGCTGTGTAACCGACATCCGGAACGTCGAAGACGATGTAAGTTGACATCGACTTCTTAACGTTCTCGGAAGTGTCGAACACGTCCGCGGCGATCTTCGAGGTGTCGAACCGGACCATCCGGCGGTACCGCTTCCCGTAATCGTGGGAAACGGTGAGACGGTTGTTACCGTCTCCCGACAGGTACTCCGATCGGTTATCTCCCGTGCTTACGCGCGGAAGGCTGATCGGCGTACCCGAAACCGTGATGGTATTCGGATCGGCTAGAGACATAGGCATCACTCCTAGAGAGCATTATGCTCTCCTATTTGACGGTTTACAGCAAGTACAACATCTGTTACTTGCGCCTGGACAAACCAAGCGCAGCAACAATGGCCTTCTGCGCGTCTGATAAAGACGACAGATCTATGCCAAAACCATATGGCGTTGCCCTTCTTCGCTGTTTCGTCTCAGTTATGAAACGGACAGTGTAAGGTGTGCCAGACCCATCGTAAAATGTACGAGGATCGACACAGTTGTAGGTACGTGTTGCAATGGAATGTTGCATCATATACCCATAACGCAGCACCAGGCTATGATCCGCAAAGGCGTGGACGTTATGTAAAACGTCCCCAGTATTCGCGAACCAGTCAAATGCCCAGCTCCACGGAGTAACGTTCCACACGGCCTCTGGAGTGAGATCGGTGTTGAAAATGTTTCTCAACCCGTCTCGTGCGCTCCTCATCTTGTCGCGACTTATCCAGTCGGAGGGAAGATAGTAGGTAAACGCACCAGAGAACCAGCGGCGGATCCAGAGTTCATCTGAGATCACCACCTTGTGGGAGTTTCCCGGATTCTCAAGACGAGTCTGGCGAGGCGCATAATAAGGCGCAGCCAGATCTGTCCAAGAACTGTAGGAAATACTCCGTTCTTCCGGAAATTCAAAGTGCCGACGCACACTCTTACCCGCATCGCGTTGATACTGATCGATGATTCTTTCAGCATTCGCGATTTGGTCATAGGAACTTTTCATGTCCCTAACAAGAGGAGCCCATCCAAAATCAACGTTCAAGTAATCCTGTCCGACTCTCTTATCGAGGTCTTTCAGTTTCTTGGTACGCTGTTCCCAGAGTTCAAACTTGTGATGTGGAATACCATCACGAAGTAGTTCACTGAGAAAAGTGGATAGGTTAAGCACGGCATTGGTTGGTGCGACGCTAGCTATAGCGGTTGCTCCGAGTTTATCAAGCTCGGAGTTGGATGCCTGTCCAGTATTGGACATGTACCCACCGTCTAGGTTCGCGCTGGCATCGAAAGGGTAAACAGGTCCATCGTAAGAATGATTCTCGATGAACCCACTACCACTATCGTAGCCGTATCTCTTCACATGGGCGTCGCTTCCCTCACGGGAAATCGTACGCTTTTGCGAAAAGAACTCACCACCAACATCACCACGTTCCTGGTTACCACGCCAGTTCGGGTGATTTTCCGACTCAGTTACCTGAGTACCTGGAACCGTCGGATATTTATGAACAGAGGTTGCCGGACTGATATAGACCGGTTGCAACTGTTCAAAGACGGTTTTGCCAACGCCAAAATTGACGTGGCTTATGTCACGGCGTTTTACTGCCGTAGCATCACCTCCAGGTGAAAAGAGCTATACGGTCTTCCACTGGTAAATCCAGTGGGTCCCACAATCCCTCAGTTGGTAAAACTGAAGGTAAAGTGGGGATGTTGCACTGCGCTGAGGGCCCCTTGCGG